CGCGCAACCTTGCTCATTTCCTCGCGAGTCGGTGCTTTACCGAACCCACAATTGCGCAAAGCACGCCCAATCGCACTGCTTTCACAATTTTCGAGCGCACTAAATTTGTTGGCTGTGCCATTCACACCATCAATTTCAAAAGCATGACCAGTCGCTTTAGGCAAATTACGTTCTTGCTCATCAGCAGACAAAAACACTGCAGCAACTACAACCCAAGTTGAAACTTGTCTGTCCTGATCGCTAGTCAAATTTTGTGTCACAATACGGCCATCAGGGTATTGAGCAAAAAATTGTTCTTTCAGTTGCTCAACAGTCACATAATTTTCAAGATTGAAACTAGCCATGAATATCCACCTCAACAATTTCATTCAACAGAATAGGGCTGTTGATTCCATAAATCTCTAACCATGTTGCACCATCATTGTCAGTCAACACATGACGGATAAAGCCAACAATGCTCGTTTTTACATCTTTGCCGTCAATCACCGCAACTTTGATGTTTACTGTGACACCTTGTCCTGCACGATATTCCATTTATTTTCCTGCTCTCTTTATAGTCAAAAACGGCGGATTATTGCCACGCTGACCAAGCGTAGCCACCAGTCTGCCATCAACAGTGCCATTCTTAGCACCATTCAAAGCTTCAATAGTTCGCGCTTTCATTTCTCGCAAATGTGTTTCAGCTGCATCAAAAGCCGACTGTGCATTGACCAAATGAATACCCAAATCACCCAACTCTTCATCACGCGACTCTAAATCAGGCGACAATTTGCGGGCAGTCTCATAAGTTGAATCGCTACCATCCCAATCAGGAGCAACATCAGTCATAATCAACTCGCGAAACAAAGCCACACGATCTAACATGGCCATAACTTCAAAATCGTCATACAGCAACTCAAATTCGGCATACCGGCCACCAGCATCAACAGCAAACACCATACGTTTCAAACCTGTGACATACAAATACCAAAAAGCTTGCGCCTTATAGTGTTCAGGGATAGCATCCCAAAATTGTGAAGTGTGTTTGATTTCCAACAAATAAGGGTCGCCGTCACCCAAAACTAAACCATCAGGGTTCGCTTGCGCCCAACGAGTTTTTTTAGAACGCCAAGACCCAATATCACCAATCACAATGGCTTCAGGGTGTTTATGCGCATACATGTCACGAATTCCCGACTCTAAAAAAGTGCCTAGCAGCATCGCATCATTTTCGGGAATTTCACGGTCAATGCGGTTAGTTTTTTGCGCCCAAAGCGTGTAAGGCGAACTAAATGGCGATAAGCCAAGAATTGTGCCGACCTCACTGCCTGAAATTACTCCAGGTTGATTGCGGGCATCATGCCATTCTTGACTATGGTTCTCAAACAGCCCAATAAATTCGGCATCAGGCATAAAAGTCGTGAAATCAGGTTGAGTCATGTTCTAAACTCTAGCCATGACCCCAGACAACAGCCGCAAACTTGAAAAACTAACCAACCAACTCACCGAGGCTATAGATCTCAACGGCGGGGTCGAATGTAGCCAAAATCCGGAAGTTTTTTATCCCGACGACTGGTCAGGCTTAGGTGGCTCAACTCTCATGCGCACTTTAGCAACACAAACAGCCAAAGATATTTGCATGCGATGCCCCGTAATTAGTGAATGTTTACAAGTTGGCGTTTATGAGGAATACGGCATTTGGGGCGGCACAACCCCCGACCAGCGTAAAAAGATACGCAAACAAGTGCGCTAAGCCCGCTATGAGCCTTCTACGGCTCTTTAGGGGTATCTTTTGGCTTATCCTCTTGCATAGTTTTTAGCACAGCCGTTTTGAAAGCATCATCAACGTTTTGAGTCGTCAATTTACCTGTCGAAGCAATAGCAACACCTAAAACACTCGAAACAGTCAAAAACGCTGTCGCAAACGCAATCAACGCACCATTTACCCACGAACCCGACCAAGCTGCACCAGCACCAGCACCAATCGGCACAGCAATCAAAGCCAAACCAAACGAACGCCAAACAATTTGGCCTAGCAAAGCCAAAATTGCTTTATTTTTTGCAATAAAACTCATTATTTGACCGCCCAAGGAATAGTTGCCCAACCTGAAACAAACTTTAGAGGCACATGATGCAAATCAACGATACGAGCATCAGTTGAATCGGCACTCAAATAAACGATGTCTTTACCTGGCTCAGCATCAATAGCAACCAAACCAATGTGATCATGTTGGCCACCATTCTCACGCATGCCCAAACCATCCCAAGAAAAAATCACTGCATCGCCACGCTTAGGCAAGCCAGTGTAATGCCAAGTCTTTTCGTTTTTGAAATGTTGCACCCAAGTGCCACAAGAATAAATGTCGCGACCAATGCCCGAAACATAAGAAAATGCGCTTGCACAGTCGAAATAGTTATGTGGCTTACCTTTTAACCAAGGCGCACCAGTAGTCGGGTTCTCTAACTCTGCGCGAGTCTTACCGACAAAAGATTTATAGATTTTGATTGCATCATCAAGAGTTCTCATAATGCAATTTTACTTGCGAGACTGTTATGCCCCTAAGCCATCAAATTCTGTTTGGCAGACCGTTATTGCAGCTTGAATGACGGTGATAGCGTCACGCGAATTTTGAGCCTCAACCGAATCAGTCAAACCGGCAGCATCGTATTGCAAAAGCAACAGTTCATGGCCATAACCTTCAACATTCAAGGCGCGTAACCTATCAGCCAAAATTTGAGCTTTGGCCTCATTAGAAACATTGAAATTACTCATGTTGTTTGTCCTTATGCGGTTGGAATGTTATCAAGGATAGTTTGTTGAGCGCCAGCGCCTGCTTTAACAACAAGTTTGAGCGTGTTGGCGTTAGTTCCAGAAACAAAATAGATTTGACCGCTATCGGTAGCAATTGAACCTGGTGCTGATGAAACTTTTACCGCTTGAAACCATCCGCCGCCTAAAGTAGCGTTTGCTTGAATTCTAACAAGAGCAGTTGTGTTTGTTATTAAAGCTGTTCCAGTAGCACCAACTAAAGCATTTGCATAAACGTTATCGCCAGCCCTCATTGCGCCAGCTGATGAAACCGTTGCTAAAGCTGTTCCACCGCTGTTTTGCCATTCTTGCAAGTTGCTTGCTTGAGAAGTCGCACCCTTGACAACAAGACCCGTCGTTGCAGCCGATCTGCTGACAATGCTTGTTTGTGCATAAACGGAAATAGTGCCAGCCACCGTTTGCGGGCCAGAAGTCGCATTCACATACGAAATAGCAGTCGCGCTAGGCACAGCAGTAACCACATAAGTTCCGTTGAATCCAGTCGGTGTTATACCTGCGACAACAACCAAATCACCCGAACCAATGTTATGTGCGCTCGTGGTCGTAATAGTTGCAGTGCCAGCAGTCGAAGTTGCTGTTAATGTTGCGCCACCAACACCAGTAGTCAAACCAGCCGTATTGCCTGTATAAATTTGTCCGACAGCGTTACGACCACCAAGCACCACGCCAGCAGAGTTCTGTGTCTGCAAAAGGTCGCCTGATTGAGATGCTGCGCCACGAATAATAGCGCCAACGTTGCCAATAGAACTCGGCTGAACAAAAAACATTGAACTGCTAGGGATAGTCGCACCGTTGGCATTTACACCCAAACGTTCAGTTCCAAAATAGCCTGACGAGTTAAACCTTGAACCGACTACGCCAGCGCTTGTTTGAACTTCAAAAATGTTGGCTGACTGTGTTGCAGAGAATGCTTTAGCAATCAACGCTTTGTTAGCATCTGCGCCAGCAGTTGCAGTCACTGTCGCAAAGTTAGCGTTGCCTGATGCTGTGATGCTTGCGTTAGGTAAAGTCAAAGCCCCATCAGCGCCCATAGATGCAAGCGATGCACTCGATGACCGCCAATCCTGCAAAATAGCGCCCTGCGATGCTTGCCCGACAACACGCAAAGCTGTGCTAGACGAGTTAGTTGGAGTGAAAGTGTTTTGCCCAATAAAACTGTTATCGCCAGTCAAAAGGCTGTTTGCTGTGCCTCTGGTAACTGTTCCAGCCGCAAAGTCGCTGACTTGGCTGTTTGTTATTGATCCGCTGATGCTGACTGCTGTGCCTGAAGTAGTTGCATAAGTTGCAGTTCCGGCAGTAGTTGCAAAATAGGCTGTGCCTGCAGTGACCGCAGTGCCAGCAACAGTAGCCGAACCCGATGCAGTCGCATAAGTAGCCGTTCCAGCCGTCAAAGCATAATTAGGCGTTCCAGAAGCCGCATTCACCCACTGAGTGTTGTAATCAGTCGCATCAATTTTCGCTAAAACTTGGCCAGCAGTTCCACCAGTCGGCACACCAGTTCCAGCCGCACCAGTCGCACCAGTCGCACCAGTCGAACCAGTTGCCCCAGTTTGACCAATCTCACCAGCAACAGCAAAAACCCAAGCATTATGAGAGCCAGAACCGTTGTATTTATCGACAGTGATAATAAAAGTGCCGCCACCAACATAAGTTGCGACACCTTCAACAAAATAGCCTGGAGTGTCAGTGTGAATTGCCCGCGCACGCATCCCAGTAACAAAAGCGCCAGCATAACTACCATCTAAAGTAAAAGTTTTTAGACCTGAACCAATAGTTATCGAAGTTGTCGAAGTAACATTCGCATAGCCGATGCCTTGCGCACCCGATGCACCCTGCAAACCAGCAGTCGCAGTAGAAACAACCACAGGTGTCTCAGTGACCGCAACATTCACCGCATTTTCGGTGACAGCAACAGTAGTTGTTGATTCTGTTACTGAAACAACAACATCACTCATCGAGTCACATTCCCAGACACACTAAACGAACCCTGCAAAATACGAGTAACCGCACTCGAACCCGAAATGATTTCAAGATCATACGCATAAGAACCCGCAGGAATAGCAGCCGATTGAGCGTTAGTTATAGAAACTAAAATTGTGCCGGCAGTGCCACCCAAAGTAATACCAGAACCCGAAGTTAGCGACAAAAGAGGTGTTGCAGTGCCATCAACCGCATCACGAACCATCATTGCCGAAGTGTAGCCCGTCAAATTTAGGGCAGTGCCGCCCTGAGTAATCGTAAAAGTGCGGTCAAAATCTGCGCCCGCATAAACGGTCATTCCATAAGTGCCAGGGTTAATCATCAATATCCCATCATTTTCATTATCAAAACACTTGCGCCAGCAGCAACCAAACTAGAAATAGTGCTAAAAATCCATGCGTTACTGTGTTTATCTTTTTCAAGTTCACGAATACGATTCTCATGATCTTGCGCCGACTGCAAAATTTGAATACTGTTTTGTTTCAAAACTTCAATGTCGCGAACAATTTGCAACAACAAATCTTGATTAGTTATCTTAGGTTCAGCCATTATTGCTCACTAGCGGTCATAGGTTGCCCACACAAGCCACAAACAAGCAAAGACCCATCATCAGGCGCATTATGAGCCACAAGCCCACCCCAACAGCCTAGAGTCTCACAAATAAACATTAGCCAGCCGCCGTTCCAACACTCATCGCAACCGCCAAACCATAAATCGACACCGTTGCAGCTTGAGACACCGAACCATTATTGACTAAAGCAACCGTCACAGTTCCAGCAGTCACAGCATTCACGACAGGAGTCAAATAAGCGCCAGAAGTGGTCAAACCAGCAACAATCGGGGCAACCGTAAAACGGCCAGCAGGCAACACGATAGACACCAAAGCCGATGAACCAGAAGCAATCGCAGTGCCAGGGCCAGAAGCCGTAAAAGCCGACACCGAAGCAGGCAAAGGCTGCCAAACAGTGCCATCAAACACTTCAACACGGTTATAGTCGTCAATATAAGTTGGTTGCCCAACAACAGCAGTCGAAATACCAGAACGACGCGCAGCAGTGCCAGCAAAAACACTCACAGATTGAGTGCTAACAATATTCAAATCAGCGGCAGCAATAACATCGCCAACAGCCCAAGTTTTATATGCCATCACACACTCCTAAACCCTAAGTTTAGCAATCAGCTTGCTATTGCCTTATCAGTGACCGCAAACAAAGTTGAGTCAGCGCGAGCAGGCAAATTATCGAGCGAACCCAACATGAGAGTCACATGATGAGTCTCAATTTGAATGTCATGATCAATTTTTAGAACTTGATAAATCTTGTCAATAATTGCACCAGTTCGGCTAGGTTGAAAACATACTCGAATCAACTGGTGAATATCGACATAAGCAGCATTCAACAAAATAGCCTGTTGCGCTGTCGTCAAAGTCTCTAAAGCAATCGTGATGCTCTCAGCGCGATATTCCGGCTTAGAATACTGGCCATCTAAATCGTTAGCGATGTCTTGCAGCCTCGAATTACGGTTGCCCAAATTAGCGACAGTGTAAGACCGCAAACCATAAACAGCGGTGCTAGACGCATTAGTTGCCGTAACAGTGCCACCCTGAGCGTTAGTCACATTTACCTGATTGTAAAGTTGGTCGCTACTGTAAGACATCACCAAATCAAAAATAGGTAATGCAGTGCCATTACCGTAAGCAGTGCCTTGCGAATTGACATCAGCAAAAGTTACATAACTATAAAGCGAATTGAATGATGCGGTTTGCACAGCCCTAGTGGACTTAGAAACCCCAACATCACCCATCCAAATAGGTTGCACCTGGCGATTCACACCAGAGTTTTGAAAAGTAAAATTACCATCCCAATAACTACTAGCCGAGGCACGTTTTTCAAACATCACATTTGTCACATATTGCGGCACATTCGCAGTGCCATTGACATCAATGCTAAAACTGTCAAAAGCCGCAGTCGCAACAGCCGACACAGCAATTTGAGTCCAAGTTTTATTAGCCACACTCAAAGGAGTGCTGCCTGAATAAACCACGCCTTGGCTATTCATAGACAAAGACATTACAGGAGAAGTATTGGCCGACCAATACCACAAAGAAGCTGTGTAAGTGCCAGCAGAATAACTATTCGAACCAGTCGCATCAAGCGATTGAAAATAATTGTCGTAACTCGACAAACCGGACTGCCAAACACCTTGAAAAGCATATTGACCACTAGGCGAAACAGTTGTGTTAGACCCCAGAGCACTAGCCATAGTAACAATCGCAGTCGCGCCACCAGCCCAACCATTAGCAGTCGCCTGAGCAAAAGTAATTAGATCAGCATTAGGGGCAGACACATAATTGAAATACTGTGTTCCGCCATCGTAAGTATATTGACTAAAACTGCGGTCATGAAAAGCCAAAGAATTGTTTGTTTGCGCATAAAAATCGCCCACCTCACTGCGAGCAACATTCTGCAAATAGTTCAAAACATTGTCACCAACCGCATAAGTTTGCGGCGGCAACATGGTTTGACCAAAATCTAATTCAGTCGAATCAACAGTGCCATAAGTAGAGGCAACCGAATAAATCTGCCAACCAGTCGTATTAGCTGCAACAGTTCCATTAGCCGCAAATTGAGCGCGACCTAAATCNGCCAACAAATCTTGTGCAGTGAAATTAGCTTGAGCNTAAAGCCCTTTTTCATCGTTAGTAAAAGCCCAATCCTGAACCCTGCCCGTAAATTGCACAAGACTGCCAGAAGTAACTTTCACATAAGCGCCAGGCTGAACTCTCGAATAACCAGCAGTGCCACCCACCCACAAAATTGAGCTTTGATAAGTCGGGTCAAAAGTGCGGTCAGTGTTTTGAAAACTAATGTCACACGAACCTGGCATGAAATCAGTCAAAGCACGATCAGTGCCACGCGAAATATGCACATAACCTACATAACTTGTGACATCAACAAAACTTGCTGTGCCAAAAGCAATCTCAACCTTTTGTGTAGGAATGCTCATGATTTAGTGCAACCAACTTACAGGCACTTTACCATTTGATTTAGTCCACTTAGTTACAGCCCTAACAACTTCATTAGGGTCAGCAGACTGAACCACAATATGCAAATTATTGACTGTCGTTGGCGTTCCAACAGGCACATTTGATGTAATTGCTGAACCTTGTTTGCCGCCACGAACTTGAGCAGCAGTTCTATCAGCACTTTGAGCAGTATCACCCGACAGGCTCAAAACAGCAGCCACAGTTCCAACGACTGGCAGACCAATCAATCTTTTTAGAATTCCCGAATCTTTAGCAACAGTGCCAACCGGAGTTATAGGCGAACCACCACCACCGCCAACACCACGCAAAGCAGAAATTGCAGCAACCAAATTAGTAATTGTTTTACCAGTCGAAGCCAAAAACATGATGCCTTTTAGCGCAATCAAAGCAGGTAATGCTTTAACCAATGAACTGGCGATATTAGCAAAACCTTTCATAGCATCCCCATTACCAAACAATTGAAAAAATGCTTTAACTTGGCCAAAAGCATTACCAACGGCCGTTTTTATGCTTTCAAAAGTCTTACCAACATCAGTCTTAGGGTTAGCCAAATCATCAAAAAACTTCATCACCTGATCTGCAGGGCCACCAGGCTGAGTAATGTAATCAACCATATTGACAAGCGCAGGCATCACAGTCGCGCCAATTTTCTCTTTTATCAATTCAAGAGCATTATTGAATTTGTCAAACGGATTCACATTCGCTGCAGCAGCGCCAGCAACCTCAACATTCAAGTCATGCATAACATCTTTAGACTTTTTGAGTTCAGGAAACATGCGAGCCAAAGCAGTCGTATTACCGTTATGCGCCTTAGCCAAAGCCAACGCAATTTTAGAGGCATCCTTGCCAGTTGCCGCCGAAGCATCCAAAGACAACTGAAACAAGGAGTTAGCAGCCGTAATAGATTTAGTGCCACGAGCCAAAATAGTATAAGCCGGATAAAGTTTGTCTTTAGCAATACCAGTCTGCATAGAAGTCTTTTCAATAAGACCCTTAGCCGACTCAATCTGCTCTTTATTAGCATGCGTAGTATTTTTTAGCTGATTAGCCAACAACTTTTGAGCAGTCGCATCCTTGACCGCTAAATTCACACCTTCCTCAAGCTGTGCAGCAATATCAGTCAAACCATTGACCGCTAAACCAGCGCCCGACAAAAAGCCACCAAGACTCTTGCCCAAACCCGACAATTTACCAAAAGCCGAATGAGCTTTGCGAATACCCGAATCATCAAATTTAGTCAAAATAGGCAGAATAACGGCCATTAGCGCAACTCTCGATTCAGTCTGTCAGCATACTTCCCAATAACCAGTCTAATCTCAGCGTTCATACGGGGAATCTCTGCCTCAACAGCAGGCCACGCAAAATTATTGACACCCTTTTCATGCAGTTTATTTATCAAAACAATGCCCTGCGAAGTTCGAGTGCGAGACTTACCTTTACCAGAAACATCAATCATTGCGGCAACCGGCGAATTTACACGAATCGAAATAAGAGCAGTAGTTTTAGCCACACGCGATCTGCGAGACGAATAACGCACAGTCACACTATTAGCGCGAACCCCAACATTCCAACCCAAACGACCCTGATTCAACATGCCAGACAAGGGTGCAATTGGCGGAATTTCGGCCTTGACCTTATCTGCACCTGGTCGAACAATAGCTTTAGCATCACGTTGCATAGCATTAGCCAATTTAGGTTCAAGTTGATTCAACGCTCTTTGCATCTCTTTGATGCCGCGAACATCAGCCTGCATTATTTTGAGACCTAACCGCGAAATAAAGAGTATTCAACATACGGTCACTCTCAGCCAACAAAACACTAGGCGCAAGACCAGTAGCGATAGACAGGTTAGCGATAAACCAATGCATCGAATCCTCGCCTATCGCAGTTATTTTTTTGGTTCAATAACCTCAGCAACAGCCACAGTATCAACCCACACATCAAACTCTGCGCTCGCTTTGCCTTCACGCTTAGCAATCAAATATGAAAGATAAAGCAAATGAGTCATGGTTTCTAGTTTGTCAATACCCAAACTAAAATGAGTTTCCCATTTGACTAGATCGCCAGCAGACGACAAAACATTGATAACAGTGCCATCAGTAAAAGTAATTTGGATAGATAAACGATTCATGCGTTTAGCCTACCTAAACTAAGCGACTTATGCTGTTGCGCGGCTGATAGCACCCGAAGTTGGCCAAGTGACAGAGAAAGTCGCTAGGTCGCCAATGTTGCTTGCAAAAGGGCTGTAATCAATAATTGAAACAACCGCAGTATAAGCAGGGTTAGCAGTTCCAACCGCACTCGAAGTCGGGTAAATAACGACAGTGCCAAGAGTTCCAACAAGCGGATAAATAGTCGCATCAATACCAGAGCCGGCAGCGAAATCTTGATTGAAAGTCAAGCTAACTGAACCTTCTTTTAGACCAGCAACACGAGTCACATAAGAACCACCAAAGCTAGTGGTTGTAACATCGTTAGCCGAAATCTTTAGTTCAGCGTGAGTCAAGTAAGACGAAAGGTTAGTGCCATTCAATGTGATTTTGTAGTCAGTTGCTACGAAAATTGCCATCAGTGAAATCCTTAGCTAGCGTAAATCGTGACTGAAAACTCAGCACCCAAATAGTCTATGCCATTGAGCGTAATACCCCCATAAGCATTGAGTTCAGGCACATAACAGTCATAAGCCACACCACCCAAAGACGGGTCAGCCTCAAGCACAACCTTCACCGAAGTTGCAGACGACTGATCCACATACTTATCCAAATTAGATTGAGCCAAACGCTCAACAGTGCGACCAACAGCAATAGTCACCTTGAATTGATACATGGCAACCGAACGGCCAGAAGCCTTATCGAAAGACACCTTTTCAAACGACACCAAAGCAGCCGGAATATTTACTTCATCAGGCAAAGTTTGATAAACCCGCACTCCAGGCAAATTGCTGAGAGCAGAAGCCAANCCAGCCCTAAGCTGCGCAACAGTAGCCATCAGGCGTTAGTCCTCATCAAACGGTAAGGCTCAACAAGTTGCTGAACATCGCCATCTAAACCCTTACCAACACGCATAATGCCAATATCGCTAATACCAGCAACACCCAAAGGCGATTCAAGGCGCTTATAGAGTCTGCTTGCCTGAATGATGGTCGCAAACTTGATAGGTTCAGGGATAGTAGCCCAACCCCAAGTGCCAGTTACCTTCACCAAGTTAGATTCTTGCCAAGTTGGAAAAAAGTAGTTATAGACAGCAATCAAACCAGTAATCGGTTGATAAGCGCCATTCGCGTAAGTGTTGGCGGGGATAGTTTGAAAATCTGTTGATGCCCAAACCTGATTGAAAGTAATCGGGTTACTTTGAGCAGTGCGAACTTCAGTGACAACCTGACAATCGTCAATCCAACAGTTATAGGCATCCAACGCCTTGAAATAACGAACTTCACCTGCAGCAGTCGAATAAAAATAACGGTTGCAATATTGGTCAATCATGCGCGAGGCAGAATTGATGCTATTTTCAAGCAAAACATCATCAATAGTGTCAGTGATACGCAAAGCAGCTTTGACATCAGCCAAAGTCGCATAACCGTTAGTTATCGCCAAAATAAACTCCCTAAATCATTTCAAGTCTAATCTGCGACAGGGTAAAGGCTCACACCGCCCGACAAAATACGAGACTTCAACTCAGTTGTCGAAACACCTGGCGTATAAGGATAATAAACAACCCCACAAGTGTTCTCTTGCATCCACTGTTCATCAATGCCCATCTGCCCAAAATAATCGCGCTCATGCCAATCGCTACCAATCATGATGTAATCAGGGGCAACAAACTCGATAGCCTGCTTACTGTCAGCGCCACCCCAATTCTCAATCACCTGATCAACAGAACGCAACTCTTGCAAAACAGTCGCCCGCTCATCAAAACTCATGACCGGCTTACGACCCTTATACGCCTCAATAAAGGCATCACTATTCAAAGCCACAATCACACGCCCAGAATCACCAGCAAGCCGCCTACAAGCCTTCAAAAACTCGACATGGCCACTATGAATCAAATCGAAAGTGCCGCCAGTATAAACAACTAATCCCATCGGTTATCCCGCCTAATCGTCAACGACCAATTACCTTCAGTCAAATCACCATATTCAACTTTGCTTTTATACAACTCATGATTACGGTGAAAAGTCACATCATTTTGACTATGCAAACTGCTCGAATTATCATGCAACAACGAAGCATGAATGAACTTAGCCTCAAAACCAGCCGCTTTTATACGGCGCTCATAATCGTTGTCCTCAAAATAAATCGGGTGAAAACGCTCATCAAACAAACCAACCTGCTCAACAACATTCTCACCCAAAACAAACGCCGACCATTTAGGCATAATGCTCAAAAAGTTGATAGTAGTCGAATCAGCTTGAGCCGCAATCTTAGACAAAGCACCAGGATAAAACTGTGAATCATCATTTACCAACAGCCAATAAGGCGCAAAAGGTGTCGTTTTGACAATAAGGTTCAAACCAGCGCCATACCCCAAACCATGCGGCAAATCAATCTGCCATTGTCTCTGCGCAAACTCAACTTTAGGCATACGCCAAGACGGGTCGCCCGAATTATTGACACAAACCAAATCCCCAACAGGGTAATCGATACTAGCCAACATGCGTTCAGCCAAATCAAACCGTTTGACTGTCAAAAACCCTAAAACCGGAATCATTTAGCGATCTGCGCTAAAGCCGGTTTCCAAAACTCATCAAAAACAACATCAGCATCATACTGTTTAGCAAAATCAATAGTCGCCTGATATTGAGTCAACGAAGTCTTTTTGCCACGCAAATAAGCAGCCTCAAGAGCCTCAAAAATACCCATCACACTAGGAATGTTGAAATACGAACGCTGCGGCGCATCCCACAAAGGCTGGCCATCAACCAACCAACCCTCATCGCTAACAAGTTCACTCGTTGCAGCAAAATTAGACCCAATAACAGGAGTGCCACACATTTGAAACTCAACAGTCGGGATACCAAAACCCTCACCATACGAAGTAACCAAACCAACATCACAAGCAGTCAAAGCACAAGCCAAAGTTTGGCGGTCAATACCAAACTTATAGGCCACCTGATCTACTAAGCGCACATGCTTAGGGTCAACCTGCAGGCTCTCCAACAAATGAGGCAAATTGATGCCACCGTAAGCACCAATGGCCTCAGTGTGCAAATACAGCAAAACATCATCATACTTTTTAGCCAACATGCTAAAAGCCATAATGTTTTCACCAAAAGCTTTGCGGTTAGGATAAACACCCTTATTGGCGGCGACCATGCCCACCACAAAACGACCCTCAGCCTGCATGTAAGACTCAGCTGGAGTGCCATCGCTGCATTTATCTGTCGGTTTGAAAGTCTTACTATCCATACCGTGTGGCACATAAACAGAATCAATACCCGCATTCGCTAATGCTTTTTGACCAAACTTAGTCATAGCAATAGGAGTCACATTAGGTTTAGCACACCAAGCAGCAACAGCAGGCGGCACAGGGTTATGGTCAATCGGCACCCATGAACCAATAGGAAATTGCTCCAACAAAGGATTATTTAGAACCCAAACATCATAAAGAGTAATCAACGCAAACGGCAGATTAGGGTTCTCAGCTTTGAAATGAGCAGCATTCAAAGCAATCACATCATTGCTATAACCATCAATTCCACGCGCATAATGTGGAAACTTACCGTTACCCAAATCAATAGTTGACCGAGTGCCCTCCAGCCCATAATTTGAGATAGCGGCAACATTATGGCCAGCCCTCTTAGCGCGAAACAAAAACTGTTCAGCCTGTTGACCATAACCAGTCGGTTGACCAGGCGAATTTGAGTAAAGAGCAATAGCAGATTTCGACATGGTTCAAGAGTATAAGAAAAACCCCCCAAAACCGAAGTCTTGAGGGGCTTTTCGAGTGAAACAGGAACTAGCTTGCAGCGCCCTTGAAAATCTTGATATTTGCCTTCTGCACAAGAGCAGAGTCCAAACGCCAAGTTGCACGCCAAGTAGCCAAGTCGTTACCGAAAGCGTAATCATCGCTACGGTCAACCTGTAGGCCACCAGCATTACGCATGTAAATCGCCTTCAAGTCACCAGCAGCCAATGATGCAGCACC